TCTTAACCTTTCGTATAAGAAAATAAAAAGAATAAATATAAAGAAAGAGTTCTTGAAAAACAGCGAAAACCCTCCACAACCCTCCACAAAAGGGGGTATCAACTATAAAGATAGATTTCAAAAGAATGTCACAAGAAGAGTTCGCACGGTATGAAGATATGGCAATAGACGGCAGGCTTATCTATGACGAGTATCCTGCTGAGGAGTATAAGTATTTCTCACAGTTATCAAGACTTGGCTACAAGAACAGGCACGAGGGGTGGTCGAAGGAGATATGCGAGGACAAGCAGGCGGAATACAAGCGGGAGTATCTTCATAGCAAAGAGCGAAACGGCAGGTTTTTCAGGCAAGCCTGCATAATGCAGGAGAACATACGCAGAGGGCAGACAACGGTCTGGAAGATAAACAAGGCAAGCGACCCTGCCGAAAAGCTTGAATACGCACTGCAGGCACTGGAGCTTATCCTATGCAGCGAGGGACTTGCAAAGCATAACGGAGTAAACATACCTGAATATGCAGGCTGTGAATACTGCAATGGAGTGACAGAGTGGAGCGAAAAGCTTGGTGCAGACGGCAAGGAAGTCCGTTTTGAGTTCTGTCCTGTTTGCGGAAGAATGATCGAGGAGGGATAGAGGTTGACAGCAGAAGAATATTTGAACAAGCTGGTGGATATAGACAAGCGTATATCGGCGATAAGGCGTGCCATAGAAAAATGCTATGCAAGGGCTGAGAGTACATCGCCGCAAAGCTCCGATATACCGCCCAGCTTTACAGGCGGCACGTCAAGAAAGATAGATGACAGCGTTGTGATGATAGCGGACTATAAGACGGAGCTTGAAAAGCTTTGCAAAAGTTACGAACAGATGTCATACAATGTATTGTGTATCACGGACAGTATGCCTGACAGCAGACTTGCGGCGTTGATAATCAACAAATACATAAACGGAATGTCATGGGAACGAACAGCTGAGGCTCTTGACCGTGAGGTGAATTACACTCGCAAGGTGCTTGGTCCGAATGCGATAAAAATGTTCAAGAAATTTTATCAGACACCCGAAAAAGCCCTTGTATCACCCCTGTCAAGAGAGTATAATGATAATATGCCATAACGGCAAAAGTTTCTTTGCGGACCTCCATAAAAAAAGTCCGACGGGGCGAAAGCTCCGTATGCAGGTCGAGAGCGTGCCAGCTCAACATCTGCTCCACCATTTACAAAACTCCTTATAATATATTTGTGAGAGGCACTCCTATGGGGTGCCTTTTGCGTTGAGGAAGATGTCAAAAGAGAGGTGAGGTGAATGCCGAATGAACAGAATTTAATAGTTCCAAGCTCGAGTGAAGCTCGAAAAAACGGTGCAAAAGGCGGTAAAAAATCAGGCGAAGTCCGCAGGCGTAAAAAGACTATGAAGCAGGTAATGGACTTCCTGCTTGAACAGCCTGCCAATACCAGGGCGGACTATGAGTTTCTCGTGGAGCAGGGCATTGACCTTAACAGCCTTGACCCTGACTTCATAAATAATATGCTGCTTGTGAATGCGGCTCTTATGGCAAGGGCTAAACAAGGGGACGTTGCGGCGGTGAAAGAGCTGCGTGACATTATCCGTGATGACGATATGCTAAAGCATAAGATAAAATACGATAACGCAAGGCTCAGGCTTGAAAAACAAAAGCTTGAGCCTGTTTCTATGCCTGATAAGGTGTACAGCGGTATCCCTGCGAGCCTTGTCGCTCCTACGTTCTCACCTGTCCTGTTCGATATTGCAGAGCAGGAACATTCCGAGTATGTTTTCCCCGGCGGACGTGGCTCGACTAAATCTTCATTCTGCGGTCTGAACGTTATCGACCTGCTGATGAAGAATGAGAATATGCACGTCTGCGTTCTGCGTGCTGTGGCGAATACGCTTAAAGACAGCGTTTATTCTCAGATACTTTGGGCAATATCTGCACTTGGTCTTGATGATGAGTTTGCCTGCACAAAGTCGCCCCTTGAGATCACACGCATTTCAACAGGGCAGAAAATATACTTTCGTGGTGCTGATGACCCGCACAAGATAAAGTCTATCAAGCCGCCTTTTGGCTATATCGGCATTGTGTGGTTTGAGGAGCTTGACCAGTTCGGCGGTGAAGAAGCTGTGCGAACGATAGAACAGTCTGTTATAAGAGGCGGCGAGAGAGCATATAAGTTCAAGTCTTTCAACCCTCCGAAGTCGGCTCAGAACTGGGCGAATAAATACATCAAAGTGCCGAGAACGGACAGACTTGTTACCGAAAGCACTTATCTTACTGTGCCGAAAAAGTGGCTTGGCAAGCCTTTTCTTGATGACGCCGAATTTCTCAAAGAAACCAATCCCACTGCCTATGAGAACGAGTATATGGGCGTTGCAAACGGCACAGGTGGCAATGTCTTCGACAACGTCCTCATAAGAGAGATAACCGACGACGAGATAGCACAGTTCGATAACATCTATAACGGCGTTGACTGGGGCTGGTATCCCGACCTTTACGCTTTTGTCAGAGTGCATTACGCTCCTGCTCAGCACACGCTGTTCATATGGCAGGAGTACACCTGCAACAAAACAAAGAATGTTGATACCGCAAAGCATTTGCTGGAGCTTGGTATCACGGCAAATGACCTTATCACCTGCGACAGTGCAGAGAATAAGTCTGTTGAGGATTACAGAGCATACGGCTTGCTTGCGAGAGGCGCAGAGAAAGGCCCTAACAGCAGGGAGTATTCATATAAGTGGCTGCAATCTCTGCGAAGTATCGTTATAGATAACAAGCGTTGTCCTGTGGCTTGCGAGGAGTTCATCAACTGCGAGTATGACAGGGATAAAGAGGGCAATGTTATAAGCGGCTATCCTGACGGCAATGACCACGTTATCGACGCCGTTCGGTATGCAATGGAAAGAGTATGGAAAAGGCGGGGTCAGTAAGCTATGGGCATTATTTCAAAAATAAGGGAGTGGATAAGCAGAATGCTTTCAAAGTCAGATATAAAGGGCGTTTACGGTATTGATATCGCCGTGACGGACAGTATGATAAGAGCTATCGACAAGTGGGACAGAATGTATGTAGGCAATGCAGCACCCAAGGGAGTTCACTCTCTGCGGCTTGAACACGCTGTTGTGAGGGAGTTTGCAAACACGGCTATCAATGAAATGACCCTGAAAGTTTCCAACGATAAGCTTGATGCCATAATGAAAAACGCCCTTGAAAACCTCAACAAAAATCTGCAAAGAGGTCTTGCAACAGGAGCAATGATAATAAAGCCGCTGGGTACTGATAAGGTGCAGTATGTTCCGCAGTCGCAGTTCATTCCTGTGGAGTATGACGTGAACGGCAGGCTTATAAAGGTCATTTTCCCTGAGATAAAACGCATGGGCGATAATGATTACCGCATAAGGCTTGAATATCACGCTCTTGACTATGAAAAAGGGCTGACTATCACGAACAGGGCTTTTCGCTCCAATGACGGCGTGTCTCTTGGTGCTGAGATACCCCTCACGGCTGTTTCAGAGTGGTCGGAGCTTATCCCTCAGATAGCCTATCCACTTATGCTGCGACCCTCTTTCGGCTATTATGTCAACCCTATCGACAATACAGTTGACGGTTCACATTCAGGCGTATCAGTGTTCGCAGGGGCGGAAGAAGTCATAAGAAAAGCTGATATCCAATTCGGCAGGCTCGATTGGGAGTTTGAATCAGGGGAGCGTGCAATAGACGTTGATGAGGCTGTGTTAAGACCTGTTACAGATCCGTTCACAGGTAAGAAGCGTGCAGAAATGCCTAAGCTCAATGAACGGCTTTTCAGAGGGGTAAACGTGTCAGCTGGCACGAGCGGTGACTTTTATCACGAGTTCTCACCGCAGTTAAGACAGGCTGATTTTATCGCAGGACTTGAAGAATACAAGCGTGAAATAGAGTTTGCTGTGGGGCTGTCCTATGGGGATATCTCAAACCCACAGACAGTTGATAAGACGGCAACGGAGATAAAGTCCTCAAAGCAGAGAAAGTTTGATACTGTCACGGCGATACAGAATAATCTCCGTGTCTGCCTTGAAGACCTCTGCTATTCGCTGGCGTTTTATAATGGGCTTACTCAAAGCGGTTATGAGCTGTCTGTGAACTTTGAGGACAGTATCCTTGCTGATGATGAAACAAAGCGTGCAAGCGACCGTCAGGACGTTTCTATGGGCATTATGCCACTGTGGGAATACCGAATGAAATGGTATGGTGAGGACGAGGAAACGGCTAAGAAAATGACCTCCGACAGCACCGCAGAGGTGATAGAATAATGCTCAAAGCAAGCGAGATAGAGCGAACTTCAATGGTTCTTGATAAACCCCTGCGTGACCTTGAAATGCAGATAATGGAGGACATCGTCCGCAGGATAAAGATAAACGGCGAGATAACACGTTCGGCCGATTGGCAGATATACAGGCTTCACGAGCTTGGAATGAGCAAGCGTGAGATAAAGAAAGCCATTGCCGATAACCTTGACCTCTCCAAAGCTGAGATAAAAGAGCTGTACAATGATATCCTGCAAAAAGGCTATGAATGGGACGATAGTATATACAAGACAAAAGGCAAAGCACGGATACCCCTTGAAGAAAATGAGGGTCTGCAAAGGTTGCTGTCGGCTGTATCGGAGCAGACTTCGGGGGAGCTTAAAAACATATCTCAGTCACTTGGATTTGCAGTAAAACAGCCTGACGGCAAGCTTAAATTCACGCAGGCGGCTGACTTCTATCAGCAGAGCCTTGACAACGCCATAATGGGCATAGCAAGCGGAGCGTTCGATTATAACACGGTCATAAAGAAAGTCATTTCGGATATGACGAACTCAGGCCTTCGCACTGTGGACTATGCCACAGGCTGGAGCAACAGGGCAGACGTAGCCGCAAGGCGTTCGGTGATGACAGGGCTTTCACAGCTGACCGCAAAAATGAATGAGGACAACGCCAAAGAGCTTGGCACAGACTATTTTGAAGTCACTTGGCACAGCGGAGCAAGGCCCTCTCATCAAGAATGGCAGGGCAAGGTCTACAGCAAAAAAGAACTTGAAACTATCTGCGGTCTTGGTACTGTGACAGGTCTGTGCGGAGCGAATTGCTATCACGATTATTACCCCTTTATCCCCGGCATATCTGAGCGTTCCTATACAGATGAGGAGCTTGCACAGATGAATGCAGAGGAGAACAAGCCTGTTAAGTACGGTGATAAAGAGTACACAAAGTACGAGGCTTTACAGCGGCAAAGAAAGCTTGAAACTGCAATGAGAGCTCAGCGGCAGAAGATACATCTTCTTGAAGAGGCAGGTGCTGATGAGGAAGATATCATCAACGCACGCTGCCGATATCGTGGCACTTCCCAGGAGTACACGAGGTTTTCAAAAGCAATGGGTCTGCCTCAGCAGAGAGAGCGTGTGAACGCCGACGGACTTGGGAATATCGGGGTGGGAAAAACCAAGATAGACTTGACGCAAAAAGATTATAGTGATATAATTGATATGAAAGGTAAGATGTCTGATATAGACGTGCGAAAGTGGTACAGACACCATAACAAAAATATCCCTCAGCTTATCGACAAAAGCAAATCTATTGAAGAACAGGCAAGGCAAGCTTGTGAACTGCGTAACAAGTATCGCTTTCAGGCAAGAGAGTTAATGGCAGATCAAAAAGCTCGTAAAACCCTTGACCAGACCGAACCTATCATTTCTTTTGAAGACTTGGTATCAAATAAAATGGTACGAAAAAACATGAGCAGAGAAGAAGCTATAGCAGACACTTTGAAGACCGCTGTAAAAACACGAAGATCAGTGGATAAAAAGTATGGATTGGATGATCAGCAATGAAGAAATATGAATACAATATTTGCACGGCTGCGGACAAAGAAATTTTTGAAAAGCAATGTGCGGCATTGGAAAAGCATATCCCAGGCATTGAACGGTCCGATATGCTGACAGATGTTGACGGCTCACAAACGCAGATATACATATTAAACGGAAAGAAGATAATCGTACACAACAGTTATTATATAGACGCTGTGTACATTGATTCAGAAGTTGAACTTACAGAGTATTTCAAACGATAATTTTACCGCTTGACTAAGGTCGGGCGGTATTTTTATACCCAAATATCGGAACTAAGCACCTTAACGGGTGCTTTTTTCATACCATTTCGTCCTTGATATGACGTTAAACTGTCAGACTTTCACACCGCAGACAGAGCGGTATATAAGCTATGTAGAAAGGACAAACATATGAAAAACATTTTTGAGATCCTTGCCGCTCTGGGTATCGTTATCCCTGAGGACAAGAAACAGGACATCACAAAACAGGTGGCAGAAAATTATAAGACTGTGGCTGAGTTTGAAAAGGTGAAAAGCCGCCTTGAGGTGGAGCGTGATAATTATAAGGACAGCCTTGATACCGCACAGAACTCTCTCAAAGAATTTGAGGGTGTGGACGTCAAGGAGCTTAACGGCAAAGTCGCACAGCTCACCGCTGACCTTGCTAAGAAAGATACCGAGTATCAGGCGAAGATATCTGATATGGAGTTTGACGCTACCCTTGATAACGCTATCTCGGCAAGCAAGGCAAGAAACGTCAAGGCTCTTAAAGCTTTGCTTGATGTGGAAACTCTCAAAGCTTCCAAAAATCAGGCTGAGGATATCAAGACGGCTATCGAGAACGTGAAGAAAGATAACGATTATCTTTTTGAAAGCTCCGAGCCTATCAAGAACCCGGTTGCTCCCACAGGCACACCTGCCGCAGGTGAAGTGAGCAAGGAAACCTTTGCAAAAATGGGGTATATGCAGAGGTTGGAACTTAAACGAACAGACCCCGAAAAATACGAACAGTTGAAAGGATAGGATATTATGAAAATGACAAATGGCATTAGAATTTCTATGCAGTATTTCGCAGAGCAGACAAAGATCACCGACCTTATCGATCCTGAGGTAATGAGTGATATGATCGACGCAAAGATAGAGTCTAAGATAACTGTATCTCCCTTTGCGAAGATAGACAGAACGCTCGTTGGCGTGCCTGGCGACACTATCACAGTGCCGCAGTACAAGTATATCGGCGATGCAGTTGATGTTGCAGAGGGTGTTGAGGCCGAAACTGTCAAGCTTGAAACAGACTCCACTCAGGCTAAGGTAAAGAAAGCCATGAAAGCGGTGGAGATAACTGATGAAGCACTTCTCAGCGGCTATGGCAATCCTGCAGGTCAGGCGACTTCACAGCTTGCAATGTCTATCGCTTCTAAGGTGGACGCAGACAGCATGGACGCACTCATGAAAGCTCAGCTCATCTATGACGGCTCGGCTTCTGCTATCTCTTACAGCGGCATTGTTGACGCTGTTGACAAGTTCAATGAGGAGTTGAACACCGAAAAGGCTATGTTTATTAATCCTCATCAGAACTCACAGCTTAGAAAGGACCCGAACTTTATTTCTGCCGATAAGTATGACGGCAATGTGGTCATGACAGGCGAGATAGGCAAAATAGCGAACTGCCGTATCGTTCCGTCAAAGAAAGTTTCACTTAACGAGGCTATCCCAGAACAGTATGTGAGAGTTGACAGCGATGCAGAGGGTGCAAAGGAAGTTGTTGCAGACAGCACAGCTTCACCAACTGCTTCACAGATAAAGCTCGGCTCAGTAACGCCTTGTGCAGAGGGTTACGCTCCAAAGGTGGGTGACTATGTTGTAAAGAACGCCGCTGTCAAGGCTGGCACTTTCTACATATGCCCTATCATCAAGCTCAACGCTGATACTGAAACAGAGGACGAAACATCAGCTCTGACTATCTACCTCAAGCGTGACACCAACGTTGAAACAGAGAGAAGAAGCACAAAGCGCTGCACAGATATATCTGCTGACAAGCATTACACTGTGGCTATTTCAGACCAGTCAAAGGTAGTGCTTGCAAGATTCAAGAAGTAAAGAGGTGCGGCAGTATGAAAGCATATGCAAGCGAGAGCTATTATATAGGCGTTTATCTTTGCGGCAAAGAGCCTGACATATCTGCCGCTTTTGACTTCTATGCAATGCAAGCCACAAGCCTTATGAAGCAATATACCCTTGACAACGTTGACGAGAACGATATCCCCGAAGAAGTGAAAATGTGCTGCTGCGAGCTTGCGGAAAATATCTTCAAGGCAGAGCAGGAGGGCGGCACTCATGGGGTATCTTCCGAAAGCGTTGGTGGCTGGTCAAAGTCATATGAAAGCTCGGATATCCGCAGGCAGAACGCTGACAGAGCCGTTCACGATATCGTGTACAAATGGCTCAGCGGAACAGGGCTGCTTTACAGAGGGGTGAGATAAATGCTTGCAAACAGCGATTGCACGGTGTATCTTTTCGACAAGCAGACAGAGGGATTTGTGCGGAAGTATGCAGAGAAAGTTTATTGGTGCGAAAACAGGTCGGGAAGTATCGTGAAAAGCGGTATGCAGACCTCAGACAGCACAAGGGTGTATTTCTATGATGATAATGTGCCGAAAACCCCTGCAAAGGATATGCTTGTGAGAGGAAAATGCGAGTTTGAGTTCGATAATCAAACGCCGCAGAGCATATCTGAGAGCATGAAAATGTTCCGTGCGGAGTATGACTTTGTTACGGTAATGAGCATTGATGATTATATGTTCGGCGGTCTGCCACATATGGAGGTGAGCGTGAAATGAAGATAGGTCAGCCCATGGACAGCAGAGCTATCACTTGGGATAAGTCCTTTGCAGGCAAGTATTCAGAACGCTTTGATAAGGCTCAAAAGTTCATTGACGCTGAGTGCATAAGGCATATGGTGAAGTATACACCTACCCTCAGCACAAACCTGAGAAAGTCTGCCACGAGAGGCACAAAAATAGGCAGCGGCAAGATACAGTATCTTGCACCTTACGCACGCTATCAGTATTACGGCAAGCTTATGGTATCCTCTGTTACAGGCTCGTCTTACGCCCGACATGGAGAAAAGAAAGTGTTGACGGACAAAGAACTTGTTTACAGCACTTTTAAAGAGCCACTTGCCGGCAAGCTTTGGTTTGAGCGAATGAAAGCCGACAAGAAACAGCAGATACTCAGAGGAGCGGCGGCGATAATGGGAGGCAAAGTGAAATGAACATAATCGAGCTTGTGAAAGATATTTTGCAGCAGTTTCCGAAAATATCGGAGGTCTGCAACGATATCCATATCGACTTTACCGACGATACGCCCACCAATTATGGCTTGTCCTCAACAGGCGACAGCCTTATAAGCTCTGATATTTTGGGCGGTCAGACAAGACAGCATAACTTCATTCTCTATGCCGTATATCAGTCTATGAATGACTTTGACCGAATGTCAAACAGCGGCGTACTGCTTAAATTGCAGATGTGGCTTGAAAGCTATGCAGACAAGCATAGAGATACCACGTTCACTACCATAACAGAGGACGAGGAAAGGACAGGCGTTCTTGAAAAGCTCACCTGTGCAAACGGAATGATATACGCAATACCAAACGAAAACACAAACGATACTGTGCAGTATCAGTTACAGATAGCGGCACAGTATCAGATATAAAAGGAGGAAAACATATGCCTGATTATTCATACAAGAGCGGAAAGCTCAACAGAAGTCATCTTCTGCATTATCTTGACACTACATTCGCAGCGGTCGCCTCATCACCAAGCTGGTATCTTCTCGGCAAGGACGTTGAGGACGCAAGTGTGGCACTCAACCCTGACACTTCCACAAAGAAGAATATCCTTGATGAAACCACAGTTGAGGACAACGGCTATGAGCCTGAGTTCGACCTTGACACATTCTATGCAAAGCCCGGTGACGCACTTTACGAGAAGCTCAAGGATATCATGATGAATCGTCTTACGGGCGACGCCTGCAAGACAAGCGTGCTTGAAGTCATCGTTGACAAGACCACAGGTGCGTATGACGCATGGACGGAAGATGTCATAGTCAAGCCGCAGTCATATGGCGGACCGCAGGGTGGCGTAAATATCCCGTTCAACTGCACCTTTGCAGGAAACAGAGTGAAAGGCTCTGTCACCTTTGCGGCAGGCGTGCCAACGTTTGCAAAGACTACGGAAGAATAAACTATATGACAAACATATGAAAGCACTTCGTTCAGAGCGGAGTGTTTTTTTGTTTGCCATAATACAGAAAGGACGATAGAAATGTCAATGCAGTCAATAAATTTTAACAGCGGCAATTACAAAGAGTACGCTATAAACGGCGACGAGAACAGAGTGATAAGGATAAACGTGTCAGACGTTGGTATCATCACTAGGATACAGGACGCTATGAGCAAGGCTGACAATATCGCAGAAGAAGTGTCAGAACGTGAGAAGAACGAGGACAGAACTCAGCTTCTCAAAGAGTATGACCAGCGTGCAAGAGAAATGGTCAATGACATATTTGGAAGCGATGTGTGTACGGCGGCGCTTGGAAGCGTGAACGTGTTCTCTGTGGCTTCAAACGGCAAGCCTGTGCTTGTGAACTTCCTTGAAGCGCTTCTTATTGTGGTGGTGCAGGAGATAAAGTCAGCACAGACTGCGGCTCAGATAAAGCTCGAAGAAAAGGTGGAGAAGTACACCGCACCTGTTATCGCTCATCAACATATTGCTCAGCCTGCGGTCAACGTGGCGGAGCTTTCTGACGAGGACAAAAAGGCTCTGCTCAGGGAGCTGCTGAAATGATAGGCAGTTTGCCAACAACCCTTGAAATAGACGGCAGAGAGTATGCCATACGCTCAGATTTTCGGGTAATCCTGCGGATATATTCAGCCTTTGCAGACCCCGAACTTGACGAGCGTGAAAAGTGCTATGTGTGTCTTAAATGCCTTTACGCTGAGGATATCCCACGAGAGCATTTGCAGGAGGCTGTCAACAAGGCTTATTGGTTTGTGGGCGGTGGAGATGTTCCCCAGGAGAGCGTTCAGCCTGCAAAGACTATTGACTGGGAGCAGGACGAGAGTATTATTTTTCCTGCGGTGAACAAGGCGGCAGGCTTTGAAACAAGGTCTGTGGAGTATCTTCACTGGTGGACTTTTCTTGGCTATTTCAACGAGATAGGCGAGGGGCTTTTTTCGTCTGTTATAGGCATACGGCAAAAGCTTAACAAGGACAAAAAGCTTGAAAAATACGAGCAGGAGTTTTACAGAAACCACCGCAATATGATAGACCTTAAACGAAAGCTCTCAGCAGAAGAGCAGAGGGCTGAAAACGAGGACAAAGAGTTTCTGAAACAACTGACGGGAGGTGAATGACAATGGCTGATGGGTGCTTGAATTTTGACACCAACATAAACAGTGAGGGCTTTGAAAAGGGCTTGAAAAGCCTTTCCGATATGGTGGGGGATATCAAGCCAAAACTTAAAAGCCTTGCAATGGCTCTGACAGCTGCATTCTCCGTCAAGAAGCTTGTGGACTTCGGCAGGCAATCCATAGAAACAGCCTCAGATCTTGCGGAAGTTCAGAACGTTGTCGATACGGCTTTCGGAGAGTCCAAGCAGAAAATGGAGGACTTCGCTGACACGGCTGTAAAGACCTACGGCATTTCAAAGCTCACCGCAAAGCAGACAGGCTCAAACTTCATGGCAATGGCGGCAGGAATGGGGCTTGCCAATGACAGTGCAAGCGATATGGCTATGGCTCTTACAGGGCTGTCTGCGGATATGGCGTCATTTTATAACGTTGGTCAGGACGTGGCAAGCACGGCTCTGAAATCAATATTCACAGGGGAAACTGAGACCCTCAAACAGTTCGGTATCGTTATGACGGACGCCAACTTGCAGGCATATGCGCTTTCAAAGGGTATAACGAAGTCAACTGCCGATATGTCGCAGGCTGAAAAAGTCCAGCTGAGATATAACTACGTTATGTCACAGACGGCTCTTGCACAGGGCGACTTTGCAAAGACGTCTGACAGCTGGGCAAACCAAACTAGAATACTCTCTGAGCAATGGAAAGAGTTCGGAGCGACTATCGGCACTGTGCTGATGAACGTTCTTCTGCCTGCTGTCAAGGCGATCAATAGCGTGCTTTCGCAGCTTATATCTTTGGCACAGGGGGCAGCGATGGCACTTTCAGAGGCGTTCGGTCTTGAACTAAGCAACAGTGCAGACGAGGCTCAAAGCATAATGAAAAGCACCTCTCAGGCGGCGGAGAATTACAGTGACATAGCCAATGACGCTAAACAGACGCAGGAGGCACAGGAAGGCTCCCTTGCAAGCTTTGACCAGATGAACAAGCTGAATGATGAGAGTAAGTCAGACAGCACTGGGGTCAGCGGAGCTGGGGAGATAATGCAGCCTTCCGGGACTAGCGTTGAGGTGGATACGGGAAAGGCAGAAAGTGATGTATCTGCTTTGACGGACAGTCTTAAAAAGAAATTTGAAACTATGTTTGAGCCATTGCAAAAAGCTTGGGATAAATGCGGCAATGAGCTTGTTAAATCAATGAAGTCCAAATGGACAGAGATAGGCGGTTTGTTATCTGATGTCGGAAAATCATTTGCCGAGGTGTGGTCTAATGGAACAGGTCAGCGAATAAGCGAGGACTTGTTGGAAATATGGACAAACATAAATAATACGATAGGAAGTATTGCTAAAAATCTGCGTGCAGCCTGGAATGAAAATAACATTGGCACAAGCATAGTTCAAAACATAGCCAATGCCTACGAGGCTATGTTCAGGCACACCAACGATATAAGCAAAAAGATATCAGAATGGGCTGATGAGGTGGATTTTACACCTATTCTTACGGGCTTTAATGAATTAACAAAAGCCATTGCTCCAATCAATGATGATATAGGAAGTGGTCTGTCATGGCTCTTTGATAATGTTTTGCTCCCTATGGCGAGCTGGACCATTGAGGACGCTATACCTACATTTTTAACTACTCTAGCTGATGTTTTAGAGGGGTTAAGAAACGTTTGGGAGACGGCAGCTCCCGTGCTTAAAGAAAAGCTATGGGACGAATTTTTGCAGCCAATAGCAAAATGGTCGGCAGGTGCTTCGCTTACCATTCTCAAGGGTTTAGGCAAGGCTTTCAGAACTATATGTGAAAGTGTAGATGAAAAGAGTATCGAGGTTCTTGTTGACTTAGCAAAGGCGATGACCGCTATTTATCTTGCGGCTAAAGGAAAAGATCTGATAGAAAAATGGGGCAAATCATTATCTGGGCTTGGTACTGTTTTTCAAGACAAGCTGAAAGCTTTGGATAAACCTATAACAGCTTCGGCGGCAGAGGGAGGCACTACATTCGCAACAAAATTTATGTCAGTTGTCGGTGCAGCTGTCGCAGGATGGGAAATAGGAACAATGATCCGTGACGCCATAGGTCAAGAAAATCTTGATGATTTTTTCTTTCCTATCTTTGACGCTGTTGTTTCGGTTTGGAACTCAATAACAAACTTCTTCACAGAAACAATACCGTCGTTTTGTGAAAGTATAAAAGAAACTTTTCTCGGCTATGCCACATTTTTCTCTGACATATGGCAGGGGATAAAAGATATATTCAGCTCTGTCACTGAATGGTTTACTAATATCTTTGAAAGTGCGTGGAATGGCATAGTTTCAGTATGGTCAGGTACAGTAAACTGGTTTTCAGATGTGTGGCAGGGCATAAGAGCTGTATTTTCGTCAGTCGGGTCGTGGTTTGGAAATATTTTTTCGTCAGCTTATGACGGAATTAGGAAAGCATTTGCTACTACGGCAGAGTTTTTCAGAAATTTATGGGTAGCCATAAAAGCACCATTCAAAAAGGTTGCTGATTGGTTTAAGGATATATTCTCTAAAGCTTGGCAGGCTGTCAAAGATGTATTTAGCACAGGTGGAAAAATATTTGACGGAATAAAAGAGGGAATAGCAGGAGTTTTCACAACAGTAGTTAATGGTCTTATAGGGGGAATCAATAAGGTCATTGCTGCTCCGCTGGAATTTCTGAATGGCATTTTAAATGACATTCGTGATATTGAGATTGCTGGTTTTACGCCTTTTGATGAGATGTGGGGATATGACCCTATAACTATCCCCGAAATACCCAAACTTGCCCAAGGTGCAGTAATACCGCCGAATTCTGAGTTTCTTGCAGTTCTGGGCGATCAGAAACGTGGCACGAATATCGAGGCACCGCTTGATACTATCACGCAGGCTGTTTTGCAGGCTCTTGTGTCTTACGGTGGAGCAGGCGGAAACCAGAAGATAAGCGTTACCATACCGCTTACGCTCAATGGCAGGACTATCACACAGATAGTTATTGATGATATCAACGACTATATCAAGCGCAACGGCAGGTCGCCAATAAGGGCATAGGAGGTGCAGAAAATGAAAAGCAGAGGACTTATATTCGGCAGCGAAAGGGTCGCCACACCTGCGGAAGTGAGCTTTACAAATAACAAGATATGGTCGAACAATGCAGGGCGGACGGCTAACTGTAAAATGGTGGGCGACATAAGAGCTATAAAGAAAACTGTCACACTGAAATGGTATCATCTCACAGGTGAGGAGACGGCAAAGCTCAATGAGTATATCTCCAACGTTGACAGTCCGTTTTTCAGTATCACGCTCCTTGATGAGACATTTCAGGAAAGCACTTTTGACGTTTACGCAAGCGACCCAACTTATGAGGTTTTCGGCTGGGACGAGAACAAACAGTTCTGCAAAGGCGTTGCGGTGGACTTGATAATGCAGTAAGGGGGCGTTTGAATGTACAAAACAGGGGAGCTTGTGGCACAGCGTATCGAGAGCTATTGCCGTACTTGGCGACTGTGGATAGAGAATGCAGAGGGCGTTATATCAGGTGACAGCATTATGTCAGCTGACAGCTCAATGCAGGCAACAAGCCTTTCCGACGACATCGAGCTGGGCGCAGTATGTTCGCAATCGTGGAACATGACAATAAGTGACACTGAGATAGCGTTTCTTGGAAAGAACTATGACACATATCTGTACCTCGTGGACTACGAAACGAACGGCATACTTGCAGGCGAAAAGATACCAATGGGACATTTCACCTGCGTGAAGTCGAAAAAGTCAGGCGGCAGTGTTCAGCTGACAATGGCAGACAGGCTATACTTTTCGGACAAGCCGTATGTACCGCATATCCCTATGCCAAATTGGAATAAAGCTGTCGAGGACGACATTTGCAGACAATTAGGATTGCAGAACGGCAATGATTATACGGAAGTCAGGTTACTGCGTGATAAGAACGGCAGACGATTGATAGATAAGAACGGCAAGGTTCTGTATTCAAAGTATTTCTATTTCAAGGTCAGCTCTGTGCCAAAGGACGTGACCATGCGGCAAATGTTGTCCTATCTGGCTTCTGCGCAAGGTCAGTTTGGGTATGTTGACAGGTATGGAAAGTACGTCCGAAAGTGGTATGGCAAACCGGTGAAAACGTTGGATAACAATACGATAGACCTGCCAACACTGTCAGAAAGACAGAACGTGATAGTAGGCATAATCTGTAAGGTCGGTGAAGATGTAACGTTGTCACTTGGTGTGACAGATACAACGCAAGGTCGAGTCTTGGAGTTTGAAAATCCATACATGACAGAGTCTTTGCTACAATCTCTGTGGCGCAGGATAGGAGGCTTTTCATGGTACACCACTGAGCTGTACCACAGACTTGGTGACCCACGTTTTGATATAGGTGACGTGGTGACTTACACCAACGGCACAGACAGCTATGACATACCGATAACGAATTTAGGATTTACCTTTGATGGCGGACTGAGTGCTGATATTTCGGCGGTAGGTCTGAGCGTTGAAGAACAGCTTTAAGGGGGCGAGATAATGGCTGATGAAAATTTGACATTGGCGCAGGATATCACCGAAAACGATTATCCGATGCAACACGCAGGCGAGGAAATCGATGAGATACTGAGCCGAGCCGGCAAGATACACTATGGCACTGTGGAACACAAGATGACGGGAGCAAATGCGCTGATGAGGATACCGCTTGGACTGAATTTTGTGCCTAAGCAGGTTATAGCAACACTACGGCAGACAGACATACCAACACCATATCAGAACTACTGCACCCACGTTTATGGGTCAGGAACGTCATACTATATGAGTGTCTGCATGGGAGCTAATAACGGGCCAACATTGGAAAACGTGCCAACAGGAACATACTATGTTGATTATATTGCAATAGAGTAAAGAGGGGTGATTAAATGACGATAACACTAAACACAGACTACGACGTAACACTGAACACAGCCTTGTTGGGCTATGTTGGTGAAACAAACGCACGTCCTGTGACCATCGAGGGCATGGAGATAGACGGCGCAGACCGCTACGTGCTGACGATAGACTACGGTTGCGGAGTGGAATACGAAGTCGATATCACAGGCGGACAGTGGACGCCTACAGCTGATATACTGCGTTCAGCGCAAACAGTCAGCTGTCAGATAGCGGCGAAGAAGCTGTCAGGACAGGAATATATCCTAGTAAAAAAATCACGCATTTTCCGTCTGAGAATAGGTGCGGCTATCGGTGATACAGCTATCCCGTCACCAAGTGTGGCAGCTGACGCACTAGACCGCATAGATGCCATAGGCACACAGGTTGCCGCAGACCGCAAAGCCGCTGAAACCGCTGCAGAAACAGCGACAACAATGGCAAATAACGCCGCTAAATCTGCCACAGCCGCAGAGAAATCAGCCGACACCGCAGAACAGGCGGCAAGTCGAGCTGAAACCGCAAAGACAGCGGCTGAAACGTCCGCTACACAGGCAGACACCGCCATGCAGGGTGCCGAAACCGCACGTGCTGAGGCGGTCACAGCACAGAATAATGCTAAGGTATCCGCAGCCCAGGCGTCAACGTCAGCACAGCAGACTGAGGCTGATAAGACCATAACAGCAGGCTATGCTAAAACTGCCAAGACCTGCGCTGACAGCACTACGGCAGATAGACAGGCGGTGCAGGAAATGGCGGAACAGGTGACAGCCGATAAGGCGACAGTGGCAGACCATGCCGCTAAGGTTGCAGAGGACAGGACAGCTGCTGAAGCTGCCGCACAGACAGCACAGGCGGTGGCTGACAGCCTTCCAGACGATTACGTGACGGCGGTTGAAAAGATTGCCGAAAACACGGCAGAGATAGGACGTGTAAAGCTGGCCGACAAGGAATTGAAAAGGCGTGTGGACGCACTGTTTGACATAGGTCAGGGTATCACACATAGGTTTGAAACAGACAGTGAAACAGCATATGCTAAGACAGTCCCGACAGGGGCAAAACTGATGGGCGTGAAGTCAATAGGTGGTCATTCTGAGGTCATTGACGGTGAGATTGTTAGTGCAGGCACGGAAGAGGTCGTGGAGCAGGGGAAGAATTTGTTTGACTATACTGACAAAACCTATCATGGAGCGAATGTAAACAAGGTTGAAAATGGTGTTATTTACACAAAGGGGTTGACGACAACTGCCCTAAATATTCCGACTATTGCTGAAAATAAGTATACGCTGTCATTCAAAGTAAAGTCAAATGCAGCTAATCAAGGCGGTTTGCGGTGGTCACTGCAAAAAGGGAAAAACACATCATACGCACATGATAGTTCGCTGATAAAATCAGAAGTAGGTTATACGGCAAACACAGAATATCAGGCAGTAGCTACGTTCGTAGCAACTACTGATTTTGTGTCATTGTGTACCATAGTTGGCATGGTCTATGACGTTCAGCTAGAATTGGGTGATACTGCTACCGATTATTCCCCATTCTATCAGACCGAATATCCAATCCCCGAAGCAATCAAAGCGTTGCCTGGCTACGGCTGGTCAGCAGGAACGGCACGAAACTATGTGGACTATGAAAATAAAAAATATGTTCAGTGTGTGAACAGCGTTGATTTGGGGACGCTGACGTGGGCTGCTGGTGAATCTGTGTCATTTAAAACACATCATTTAGCCGGGCAAAAATTGACAAAAAGTTATAGCATTGCACCAAATTTCATATGCCCAAAATATTCGACAAAAACGCAAAATGAATCGTGGGGCAAAACCAGTATAACAGGCATATCAGCTACCTCAAACGTTAACGGGTATATCTATGTCAACGATACATCTTACGCCGATGCCGCCGCATTTAAACAGGCTATGCAGGGCGTTATGTTATATTACGAATTGGAAACCCCTATAATCACCGATATATCATCATTAATACCAGATGACTTTTTAAGAAACATCGAAGTCGAGGCAGGCGGCTCAGTGACATTTAAAAACAGCAATGATAATTACCATATACCAGTGCCGTCAGAAGAAGAGTATATCGTTAAGCTGTCAGAAATAGGAGGTAACGTATGACAGAATTACAAGAAGAAATGCTGAAAGCCGCAGGGCTGACGGAAGACAATTTTCGCAAGCCCAAAGTCACCGAGATAGACAGAATAAAGGCAAACGTCGATTTTTTGGCTATGTTGAACGGTGTTGAGTTGAATGAGGTGAGCGGCGATGAGTAAGAACTACGTCAAGGTCAAGAGATACTATGACAGCCGTTTGTGGTCGGTTGCTATGGTGCACACCGCCGTCGGCAAGTGGATCACGGCTGAGGAGTACGAAATGATAACAAAGGAGGTATACCATGAAGCAGAAGTTAGCAAAACTCATTGACGTAAAGTCGATAGTAACTATCCTGCTGACAGCGGTGTTCTGCGTGTTGGCACTTCGTCGCACAATCTCAGCAGAGCAGTTCATCACAGTGTTTACTGTGGTGATATCGTTCTACTTTGGCACGCAGAGCGCCAAGAGAAAGTCGGGTGATGATGAGTGACGGAAGCAATTATCGTTGCACTGATAACAGCTGCTTCGGCGGTAGTGTGTCAGCTTGTCATAGCATCTAACAGCCGTAAGACTATGCAACAGGCACAGTACGACAGCCAAAAGCTCATTGAGTACAAGATAGACAAGCTGTCTGAGCGTGTGGACAAGCACAACAGTGTTATTGCTCGCACCTATAAGCTGGAACAGGATTATGCTTTGATTGATGAGAAAATCAAGGTGGCTAATCACAGGATTGATGATTTAGAAAGGAAGTAATTTTATGGCAAAGACATTCAAGGGTATTGACGTTTCACAGTATCAGCAGAACATTGACTTCAAAAAGGTAAAAGCGGCTGGAATCGACTATGTTATCATTCGTGCAGGCTATGGTAAGTACGCCAATCAGAAAGACCCATATTTCGAGAACCACTACAAGGCAGCTAAGGCGGCAGGGCTAAAGGTCGGTGCTTACTGGTATAGCTATGCGGCGAGTGTCGAGGACGCAAAGGCAGAGGCTCAGACTTGTATCAACGCTATCAAGGGCAAGACGTTTGAGTATCCGATATACTTCGACCTCGAGGAGCGTTCACAGTTTGCAAAGGGCAGAGCATTTTGCAACAGCCTTGTCAAGACTTTCTGCAATGCACTTGAACACGCAGGCTACTGGGCAGGACTGTATATCAGCCGTTCGCCTTTACAGCAGTACATATCTGCCTACGTCGCTAAGAGATATGCTCTTTGGGTCGCTGAGTACGGCTCACGTTGCAACTACGGCGGAACATATGGTATGTGGCAGTACACCAGCAGCGGCAAGGTCAGCGGTATCAGCGGCAATGTTGATATGGATATCTGCTATGTGGACTATCCTGCAAAGATCAAGGCGGCAGGGCTGAACGGTTTCAAGAAGCAGGCTATCAGACCGACTAACAAGCCGACTACAAGCTCCACCAAGAAGACAGTAACGTACACTGTGAAGCGTGGAGACACGCTCTCGGGCATCGCACGGCGTTACAAGACCACTGTTGCAAAGCTTGCTAAGGATAATGGCATCAAGAACCCGAACATTATTTACGCAGGGCAGAAAATTAAGATTAAGTAGGTAGTAAGACAGCCGACAAGGAATAATCCCTGTCGGCTGTCTTTGTTATGAAGCACCAAAGCACTATGTTCTATTTCTGATAACTGCTGATTAAAACAACATCAACAGTTTAGGAAAACTTTTTTGAAAAATCACTTGACAAAGTTAAATTGATGTGATATAATAGTATCATCGAAGGGAGGGCGTAAAAGATGTTGACAGAAATCGGCAAGTTTCTCAGAAGATATCGTATTGACAATGGTCTCCTACTTAAGGATATGGCTGGTAAAGTTGGAGTTACATCAGCTTACTTGTCTGCTGTTGAAAATGGCAAGAAACGACCAACCGAAGATTTAGTGGGTAAGATCATAAACGCTTATGATTTGGATTCGGAAAAGGCAATAGAGCTTAAGGAAGCTTATTTCCGGAGCGTAAACGAAATCTCAATTAGCACAGCAGGGTATTCGACCGAGCAAACAAATTTGGGACTTATCTTTGCACGGAAGATTGACTCGCTTACGAACGATGAGATTAACAGCTTGATTAAAATTTTAAATAATAAGAGGTGATCGCTATTGAATCAAGTTATTGCAGAACCTATGAGTACGAAGAATATTCTGTTTTTAACTAATACTCTTCGCAAAAAGTTTAACTTATACGATTGTACATATTTTCCAATCGTTGAGTTCATAGAGACTGTGTTACCAGAAATAGACCCGAAGTTTTCATACTTGTATGTCGATAAAGCTGAAATGCCTGACACGTACGCATATTTCGATAATGACACAAAAGTTATGGTTATTCGTGAAGATGTTTACGAGAGGGCTTTAAATGGTAGTGGACGTGACAGGTTTACATTGGCACACGAGTTAGGACATTATGTTCTACATAGTTCAGGTGTGCAGTTGTGTAGGAGTGACGGCGGACGTGTTGTTACATATTGTGATCCAGAATGGCAGGCTAACACATTTGCAAGCAAATTGCTTATGCCGGATCATCTGATATACACGCTGCCGCCGTCAGAAATCTCAAAAGAATTTGGCACGTCTTATCAGGCAGCAGAAATTGCTCTATATAAAGCAAAAAAAGCCAAGCTCACAACTTGACTTTTCATACCACTTGCTATCGAAACTGTGTTTGTCAGCAATGTATTCTCAACAATTACATTATATCATAGTTCTTTCGAGTTTGCAAGGGGTTTTATAAACTTTTTTGCAAAGGGGGAATGTCTATGTACATTTTCACGGCGTATATTACGTCGAAAGATGGACGCAGACTCTATGCTAAACAATATGGCATGAAGGCGTTTCGTATCTGGATTGATGATGATAGGGTAAAAAATTAATATAGACAGTATGTGAGCTGACAACATACTTCTGCAATAGTTTAAACAGCCGTCTCGGACTTTTATTGGTCTGAGGCGGCTGTTTTTGCGTACACGAATTA